TTATTTGCCATGCTCACTCATTTTTTTAATATATTCAGCTTTTGCTTTCAATTTCTCGTAATCTATTTTCTTATCCTTTTTATCCCACTCAAACTCAATCAAATCAGTTGGCTTTATTTTTTTACCTTTTGCCATTTGAATATTTAATAATAAAGTAGTTTGCCATCTAACTCTTTCCCATCTACTTCTTTCCCTTATATTCTCAAGCTCATAAAAACCATCCAACTTATTCCAAAAATGCTTAGGCAAGTAATCATAAAACTCATTCACTCCCATGCCTAACTGTCCAAAAGCAATCCTCTCTAATCTCTGCCAAGTAAGAGCCTCTATTTCTTCTTGGCTTTCTGCTTTTTTCCAGTATTACCTCCCATTTGTTCAGCCAATATTTCCATAGCTTTTCCAATACTATCAAAATCACCATCTATCAAATCAGCCAAATCATCAACACTTAAATTACAATCTTGCTTTGCAGCTCTATGTCCATCCTCAATGCCACAATATATTAAAGTTAACGCATCATCCAATGTCATGTCCACACCAAGTTTATCTAAATCTTGTAATGATGTATTTGTTTTAGATGAATATTTTCTCAATGCATTAAAACCAAACTTAATTGGTAGTTTTTCTTTATTTATTTCTATAAAAGTATAATTCATTTTTTTGTTTAGTTTAGTAAGGATTGGAGCAATGGTACTAAACAAAAGTACCAAAGCTCCTCACCTAAGTTTTTAGTTTATTGTCTGAGTTAACACCCCAGTCCCTTCAATTGAAAGAGAGTAAGTTGCTGTATCTTCATAACCACCAGTTAAACTAACAGATGTTATAAAACCAGATCCAGAATAACTAACATCACTTGTTGATTGAGTATCACCAAAAATAAATGTTACAGCTTGTCTTGCGTTTAAAACATTAGTTTCTAAAACATCATCAACACCATCAGTTAAAGCTGTTCCACCAGCATTTGTCCAAGCATAAGCCCCATCAATATCAATTGAGAAATCTCTTAATCCTTCTAAAATTTCTTTATAACCTCCAGATTCTTTGTTTGTAATTTCTCTTGGTGAATGATTAACATTCAACGTACAGTTTTGAGCAAATGCAACAAGATTAGTTGTTCCAGTGCTATAAACTTTTATTTCAGTTCCATTTAAAATAGCCATTTTTTTTCTTTTTTATATTAATTAATTATTTTCTTCGGCAACTTTTTGTTTTGCCTTTTTTTCTTTTTTTTCTTTTAAGTAACCATTATCTTTTAAAAAAGCAATAGTTTCTTCATTTCTTATTTCTAATATGCTCCCAGCTTTATTTAATTGCCCTGCATATCTCCAGTCTTTACTTAATTTTATTTTCATATTATTTTCTTTTAACTTGTCGGATTAATTTGTCTAATTTCAAAATCTAAAGCCTTTCTATAAATTCCAGAATCACCACTTGTATCATCAAAAATATCATTATAGCTTTGAAATTGACTTGATTGTATTTGTTCACCTCCATATGTTCCCTCATTAATTCTATCCATTGCAACCCTAATTTTTTGAGCTAAATCAGATGCTTGTGAATAAGTTTCACTATAACAAGAAATCATTACATCATTTGTATCTAATGTTGATGCTCCATCTTTTGTATCATTTGGCTGAACTCCATTAACATCATAAATAATAAAAGGAAATGTAGTAGTCTGAGGAGCAACATTTGGAAATATTCTTGTGCCTACCAATGTGCTTACATCACTATTAGTTGATAAAATATTATATATTGCTTTTCCTATTTCCATTTAATATCCAAATTTACCATATTTCTGCAACTTTCTTTCATGACTTTTAATTGCTTTAGCCATAACAAATTCAGCATCATTCATTGAGTTTTGTGTTACTTTTAAATAATTACTTTGCCAGGCTGGTTTTATAAATGGCTGATCTTTTCCAAATCCTCTTCCTCCAAATTTAACTTCACCACCATATTCAATCCAAGCTCCATAATATCCACTCTTTCCCTTTTTATCACTAAATCTTCCTTTTGTTCTTGGACCAACAAAACCACCTAAATATTTCCTACTTGCTCTTGTTGTAAAATATCCAATACTCTTTTTTAATTGTTCAGTTCTTTTTACATCCTTTTGATTCTGTTGCCCAGTTAAACCATTAAGATTTGATTTTGCACCTTCAATAAATGGCTTACTGTTTTTTCTCCAAAACTTTTGCCAAATAGAATTTTTCTTAACTTGTTTAGGTAATTGCATAAACAAATCATTTAATTCTTTTGTTCCTAAAACTGTTATATTTGACTTAGCCATTAATCTTTATTCTCACAAATTATTTCTAAAAATGCATCTCTACCATCAATTTGATTTATAACCTTTGGAAAATACTGTTTGCCATCATAATCAATTCTTGATTGCAATGTTAAATTACCCATATCCAAATTTCTGATATAAACATGCAGCTTAGTCATTCCAGTTATTTTTTCACTTTGATCAGTTCCTTCACTTCCACCCTTCCATTCAACATATGCCCAAACCTCTCTAAATAAACTATATGCTCTTGTAAGTTCACCATAATTATTAGCTGATGTGCTTACAGAATAAATGCTTACTCTTCTATCTAATTGGCCAATTAGCATCATCTAACAACTTGGACTTTATAAGTATCTAATAAAAACTTTGCCGACATAGGCATCTCAGTTGTTGTGCGACCAGTAATAACTGACATTCTGTTCTCATACCAGTTTCCGAGAGTTAAAAGAATAGCTTGTTTTATAACATCTGGAACATCACTTGCAGTTCCATAACCAACAGTATATTTACATTCAACAGCATCAACTCTTTTAGCAATACTTGGCAAAGTACCATCAACTACTAAATTTATTTGACATGGCTCAAACTCATTGTTTACAACATAATTTGAACTTGCCCAAGTTTGTTGTGCATTATTAGAATCATAATATTTTACATGAGTAACTGAACTAACCTTGCTTTTAAATAATTCATTTAATCCATTAAAACTTGTTGATGTTTGATTAACAACAGTATCAATAAAAAATCTATTTGTGTACTCTTCACTTAATTGAGTTGCAGCAACAATTAAATTAGTAATCAAAGCATCATCTGTTGTTATATCCACTTTTAAATGCAATTTAGCCTCTGTTAAAGAAACTGGATAAGTAGATGCTGGAGTAACAACTTGATACGTTCTTTGTTCTTTAATTAAAACACTATCAAAATTATATGGATTGCAGTAATTATTCATATTATTTATTTATAAAAAAAGGGATGATGGTAATTCCACCACCCCTTTCTTGAATTAATTATTAACTACTAAAGAACAGTAGTATATTTAACAAATGATGCTCCACTTGCTACACCCCAATCCATGTGATTATTCATAACTAATCTAACTTCATTTGAATTAGCATTAGTATATGGATCAACCAAAATATTAGAAGGACCAAAAGTAGCCATGTAAACTCTTGAGAAATCACCAAATAAACCATCAGCAGATGTAATTGGAGGACCACCAGCAGTTCCAGTTGCAGAACTAAAGTAACCATCATATCCCATTAATTTATCATCAACATAAGCTGGATAAACACCAGTAACTTGAGTTCCACTTTTTAATGCAGAATATAATGCCCAGTTATTTACAAAAGCTAAGTTACCATCTAAACCATGATTATTTGCAATTGTTTGAATAGCTTCTAAAGCATCAGCAGCAGCACCAGCAGCACCACCAGCAGCAGATTCAGTAAATGTTAAAGTTCCAGCAGTTCCAACAATACAACCAGGAGCATTTGCAACATTAGCAGATGCAAACATAGCAGCATCAATTTGAGTTGCCATATTTCTTCCCATATCTCTCATTACAGCAGCCTCAGCAGCTGGGCCATTTTGAGCAAGTATAACATTAGAAAGATTTGCAACACCAGTAATTCTTTTTGGAGTTAAAGTAACTTTTCCAAAATCTGCACCAGTATCAGCAGTAGCATTATTTTCAGCAGCCCAAGCAACAGTTGATCCACCAGCAATTGGAAGAACAGTATCAGCAGCAACAGTTCCTAAATCTTGAACGCCAACTCTATTGTAAAGACCAGATGCTTGTAAACTATCAACATATGCACCAACAGAAACTGGAGCAATTGCTGATGTTCCTTGATCAATTGTTCTTTTTTCTGTCATGAATGAAGGTAATCCAATTCCTTGTAAACCTTTTCTTGCTTCATTTTGAGCTTCTTGATGCATCTCAGCTTCTAAACCAGTTAATTGTCCACCATTTCTGATTTCATTAACAGCCTTAAATAAGCTCCATCCTCTTGTAGCTTTGTCAGTATTTACAGAAGAAACTTTTGCACCAGTAGATGATGCAGCTAATTTCAAATTGTTTTCTACTTTTTCAGCTCTTGTAATGGCAACATCATTGTCATCAATTTTTGTAAGAATAGAATCCATGTTCTCATTCTCTTCTTTAGTTAAATCACGTTCTTCATTTTCAGCAACTAACTTGATTGATTCAAGCTCACCAATTAAATCTGAACGTAATTCTTTTAATTCTTTAGAATTTTTCATTTTTTTAATTTTAATTATTTAATTATTTTCTTTTTTTTAATTCAATCTTTAGTTTTGCTAATGAACGGCTAACTAAATCTTTTTCTTCTTTTACTTCTTCTATTACATCAACCTTCTTTAATGTTTCTTTGTATTCTGCTAATCCTCTTTGTGCAATAGTCAAATCATTAGCATCTTGATATGCTGGATA